AAATGTATGATCTTCTTAAAAAAGAGATAGAAAATAAAGTTACTGATGGAATATTATTAGATGAAACTACATTTGTTGATCCAGATACAGGAATTGTATATGGTGTTGGTGAATTAAATATGTGAGGTGATTAATGGCAAGTGTAGTACATCATGGTAGATTTGTAGATGGTAAATTTATTGGTTTAGATGGGCAGGAAGTAGTTCCTGTAGTATCAAATATCCGTGATTTTAGCGATGATACTTATGACAATCAGAATAATAATAGTGGTTCTGGTGATAGTCAACAAAGCCAACAAAATAATAGAAATCAAAGCCAAAATAATAATTCTGATAATTCTGATAATTCTAATAATAGTGATCAAAAAGGCAATAACGGAAATAATTCATCTTCTCAATCAGATAATAGTTCACAAGATCAGTCACAGTCTCAAGGTGATAGTCAAGGTGATCAATCACAAGGAGATAGTGGAGAAGAAAGCCAAAATCAAAATCAGAATGATCAAGGAAGCCAAAGCCAAGATCAAAATCAAAATCAAGATGAAGATCAAGAAGATTCATCAAATGGATCAGGTAATGGCGATGATCAAGATGAGCAAGAACAAAATGACCAAAGTCAAAGTTCTGGTGGCGGAAGCCAAGGAGAAGATGAAGAGGATGCTTCTGATGAATCTGAATCAGATAGCAAAGGAGATAATAGTTCTCAGTCACAAAGTTCTTCTCAGCCTCAAATGGCCCCTCCTAGCAGTGGAAGTGGAGGAGGAGATGACTCAGATCAAGACCAACAACAACCTCAACAAAAAATTAGACCTCCTCATGGATTTAAAATAAGAGACGGTAAGACTGGCAATACATATATGTGGGATGATAATCAAGAGAAATTCATTCCTTGGAGTCAAGCAAGTGAAGAGGTGTAAATGGATAAAAATAAATTATTAGAAGCTCAATCATCTCTTCATATTTATATGGATGATACTACTGGAGATTATTATATCTATAATGGAAAAGAATATGTAAAGATAGGAAATAAGCCAGTAGCTAAACCTGAAATTGGAAAGCAAGGTAATAAAGAATTTCAGGATAGAGAAGCAGAAGAACGTAAACAGCAGATTCAAAAAGAGAGAGAAGAAGCTCAAAAAGCCAAAGATACTGGTGAAGAGTATGATGAAGATGCTTTAAAAGACGAAGAAACTGATGAAGAAAGAGCTCAAAGAATAAAAGATATTCAAAGTCTTTTTGATGATGAACAGACTAGAGAAGAAGCTACTCAGGAAACTAATAGAAAAGTAGATAGAGAATTAGCTAGAAAGAAAGTTGGTGCTGTTCAAAGTTATGGTTCTCCTATTCAAAGATTTGAGATGAGCTTAGAGAAATTTGTAAAATCTCAAATAAGAGAAAGAAGAACAAGTTCATGGTCTAGACCTAATATGTCTTATGAAGGTACAGGAATTATAAGACAAGGTAAAAGAAATGAACAAAATAAAGAAATTCCTAAAATTAATGTTTACTTCGATCAATCAGGTTCTTGGGGAGCTGACGCTATAAAAGCTGGAGAAGAAGCTATAGGAGTATTAAATAATTACGTTAGACGTAAAGAAATAAAAATAGATGTATTCTATTTTGCTAATACTATAGATACTAAATCAAGAGCTGAAGGCGGAAATCTTGGTGGTGGAGGTACAGGAGCTGGTCCTGAAATACTAGAACATATAAGATCTACTAGACCTGATAATGTTATTATTATGACTGATGATGATATATCTCTTGAAGGAAATGCTTATTATCCTCATAGATATGATAGAAATTTTGATGGAGATAGAATGTCAGATCCTATCCCTTGTACTCCAGTAAAAGTACCTGGTGCAAGATGGCTATTATATAGAGGTCATAATAATCCAGATCTTGAGAAGTATATTAAAGGTAGAAAATTAAATCAAGAATTTATGTTATAAGGTAAATTAAATGGCAAAGAAAATTCAACTTACGCCTGAGATTGAAAAGTATTTATCAAGTAGTAAAGTCCAGTCTTTTTTAAAGAAGAATGATTTGAAAGGATTATATACTTCAATCAATCAATCATGGAGATGGGATGATGATTATTTACCAAAAGATCAAATATCTTTACTTACAGAAATATTTATAGATGCAGGTATAAATATATTTGACGCTTTTGAAACAGTTCCAGCTCTACTGTTTAATTCAAAAAATCTTCAAAAATTAAATACTACTGGAACTGAAGCTTTAGTATTAGCTGATACTTTTGCTGCTAATTCGGCTTTAAAAGAAGTAGTTATAGGAGATAATATTAGAACTATTGGAGACGCTGCTTTTAAAGGTTGTGGAAATTTAACAACAGTAGTTCTTGGTGACAGTCTTGAAAAGATTGGAAGAGAAGCTTTTGCTAATTGTCCTAATCTTCATAAGATCTATTTACCAGAGTCAGTAAGATTCCTTGGAGCAGATTGCTTTAAAGCTAATGATGATTGCTATATATTATCAGCTCCTAGAAAACCAGGTTCACTAAGAGTAGGCGGTGGAGATCTTGATTGGCTTAAAAAGCATTTAGGTGTAGATCCTAGATATAAAGAAGCTGAAAGTGAGACTACTGAGGAAGGAATCTAAATGGTATATTTAAGAAATTTAAATGAAAGCTTAGATAAAAAATACTCTTTAGATGAAGCTTACGGAGATACGTTTCCTAAATGGTTTAAAGATGCTCTTACTCAAAGTAGAAAAGATTTAGGTGTAGATAGAGAGGGACAAAACGCTCGCTATCTTGGTAAATCAGATGGCAAAGAAAATGCTTTTGATTATAATAAAATATCAAGACCAAGAGGTGATAATAGTTCTTATAAGAAATTTTCATTATTCAATACAGCCAAAGAAGCTGGTATAGATCTTCAAAATACTGAAATAATAGAAGCTCCTGTTCCTGAATCAAAGAAAGATCCTTTAATTCAAAGCGATAATATTCTCAGAATTTGGGGATTCCCTAATGGACAAGTCTATATTGAAGGTGTAAATGATAGAGAAGTCTATACTGGAGATGAGGATGGAAAGACGTTTACTTTTACTTATCTTAATCCTACTGCATTAATGAAGAGGGCTAATCATTTTGCTTATATAAAGAAAGATGATCTTAAGCCTGGTATGTATAGAGAAAAGAGTGCATATAGAGATAAAGTATTTAATAGTATGTCTAATATGTATGCTGAACATCCAGAGATGATTAAGTGGAATGATAAAGAATCAAATCATTTTGCTCACGGAGTAAAAACTTCTGGATCTAAAGTAGATAAATCTGGATATATAGTAAGTCCAGATAGATATAAAGAAGAATTAAAAAAGCTTCATGCTTTAGATGTATTTAATGTAATGGATAAATGGCATGATATGCTTGAAAATATTATGATAAGAGTAAAGAAAGCTACTATGGAAATAGAAGATCCTACTACTTATAACGGTTCTTCTTTACCTAGTCTTACAGATGTAAGATATTTAGCTGGTGATTATAAAGTCTATATGAAAAAAATCAATAGAATTTTAGAAGCAGTAGATAATAATTCTATGACTAAAGAAGAAGCTAAAGAAAAGTTATCTATTATAAAAGATGAAGCTTTAAGTACTATGGAATATTCAAGTTTAAATGACATGTTTAATCATAGTGCTATTCCTCATGAAGTAAACTGGTTAATATAAAGGAGATAGAGAATGTTCGTAAAATTAAATAGCTTAAATGAAAGCTTAGAAAAGAAATATTCTCTTAATGAGTCTATATTAACTGAAGCTTTCAATCCTTCTTTTCCTAATTGGCTTAAAGTTGGTCTTATAAGATCTAAACAACAATTTGGGGTTTGGGATAATACTTCTAGAAAAAGAAAAGGTGTCGATTGGAGAAATGGGCTTCATCCTGATTATGGAAAAGATAAAGACAATAGATACCAATCAGATCAAGATAAATCATTATTTAATAATGCTTTAGCTAAAGGGTTCTTTAATGTAACTGTACATGAAGGTCTTCCTCCTAAAGGATCTGATTTTATTCCTATTTATGGCTTTCCTGGTGATCAAGTATATATTCCTGGATTTAATGATCTTCAAAAATTTAATATAGGAGATGTTCCTCGTGAACAAAGAAATGATGAATATATGAAGATGGAAGGAAAGACATTTAAATATTTTTCTGCTAAAGCTTTAAAAACATTATCAATTCATCAAGCATATTTTGATCCTAGAGAACTCGATACTTCTGAATTAAAGAAAAAAGAAGAAGATAGAGATGCTCGTAGACAAGAAGAAAGAAAATTCTATAAAGACAATACAGAGTATGCTAGAAAAGGAATCCCTAGTGCATATTTAGATGATATAGGATATTATAATAATCAAGCTATTAAATATGGACAAGGTGGCTATGGAGATAGTGCTGTAAAATTAGATAAAAGTGGTTATGTAAATATACCTGCTCCAGTACGCTATAAAGATAAATTAAATTCAGTAAAAGGTAAACAAGCCGCTAAATTATTAGAAGTATATTATAAAGATATACAAGCTGCTTTTAGAGTATATAAAGATTCATTAGAAAATTTAAATATTTTTGATGATGAATATGATATAATAAGTAGTCTTCAAGAATTTAAATCAAAAATAGTAAGCTGCTCCAATGAATACAATAGAATGGTTCAACAAGCAGAATATAATGACGAAGCAGCTGCTGAAGTAGCAAGAGATATTAAAGCTTCAGGTAGTTATAAATATCTAAAAGATTTTACTGAAAGATTTAAATCACTTGATAATGCTGATGTAGATTGGTTATTATAAATGTTAGATTTAAAATCAATAAATAATAGTTTTGATAGATTATATAATATAAATGATACTCATTTAAATGAGTCTAAAGTATTATCAGCTAAATCAAATAATTTAAAGTTTAATATAGAAAATGAATTAGATAAACGAAAAGAAGCATTTAATTTTTTGTTAGAAAATAGATATGATGTAGAAGATCATTACATAAATAGATTTAATTTTGATTTAGCTATAATAAAAAGAATGCTTAAAGAAGACATTGAAAAGTTAGACTTCACAAATGAGAGTGAGGTAAATAAATTTTTTGATGATTTAGATTTTAGAATTAAGCATGCTAAAGATTATATAGGATTGCCAGGATAATATTAAGTAAAAGAAGCAATAATGCTTGTATAGACTATTATAGATTATTATGAAGAGGAAAATAATTAATGTTAGTATATGAAAAGAAAGTTGATGAAACAAGACATCTTTTTGGAACTACTACTAGTACTATTCCAACTGCAGATGATGTTCAATTAACTTATAAAGATGCTGAAGGCAGCACTTTAACTGTAACAGAAGCTGATACATATCTTGATGACGGTCATGGTGGAATTATCAGAAAGTCTGATAATAAAGCTGTAAATGTATTTATTGGAGATACTCAAATAATTGGTGGAGAAATTACTCCTGTTATAACAAGTATCGAAGTAACAGCTCCTACAAAGACATCTTATAGTGATGGTGAAACATTAGATCTTACTGGAATGGTAGTTAAAGAAGTTTATACAGATGGTTCAAAAAAGACTATTACAGAAGGATATACTACTTCTCCAGAAAATGGTGCAACATTAGCTACAACAGATACTAAGGTTACTGTAACACATACAGCAAGTGCAAAGACAGCTGAGTTTGCTATTACAGTAAGCTAATTTAAGAAAAAGGTAGGTTAAATGACTAGTTTAAACGATATAAGAGAAGAAATAAGATTAAAATTAACTGGTGACCTACTTGAGTTTGAATTAACAGATGAAACACTAGATAAAGTTATTACAAGTGCGTTAAGAGAGTTACAAAGATATGTAACAGTCACTAGAATAATAACCGTACCTTTTAAAAGATGTATTGATTTACGTGAATATGATGAGGTAAATAATGTAGTTGCTATCTATCGTAATGATGAATTAGGTGGTGCTACAACTGGTGATAGTTCAAGCTATGATCCAATGCAAGTAGCTCAATGGCAATTAATTTCTGGTATGGGTAATCTTACATACTTTCAGGATGCTGTTTATAATTATGCTTCATGGACTACACTTCAGCAGATAAGAAATACCACATCTACAGATTTAGCTTTTAGATTCGATAAGCATTCAAGAATGTTGTATATTAATACATCAGTAGGTACACCACAGAAGATAACTATAGAATATATTCCAGTACTTATGTCAGTAGAAGATATTGAATCTGAGTATTGGGAAGATATATTAATAAGACTTTCTTTAGCCCTTACTAAAGTAACGGTTGGTAGAATAAGAACTAGATATACTCAATCAAATGCTTTATGGACACAAGATGGAGAAACTATCTTACAAGAAGGTCAAGAAGAACTTAAAGAATTAAGACAAGCTATGTTAGATAATTCGGATTTATTCTATCCGATCGACTAATAGGAGAAATATATAAAATGAGTAATTATATTGTAGAAGCTTTTAAGGCTATGAATCTTCTTGAATCAGAAGATATTTCTCTTAATCAAGATGGATTTGAAGAACTTAAAGGCTTTATGGATGAAGCTGGTGTAGATCCAGACGAAGAATCTACAGATGTATACGATCTTGAAGCAGAAGCTGCTGAAGATTTAAAAGATTCATATGTAGGTAAAGTAGTTCTTGAGTGCTCAGTTTGTCATAGTGATATTTTTGTAGATAAAGCTGAAATATCTGTAGGAACAGATAATGAAGGTTTAGCTTGCTACGATATTGAATGTCCATATTGCATGAGTAACGAAGGTTTTACTATTATCGGTGAGATCGCTCCATTCAACGAAGAAAAAGCTGAAGAACTTCAGAATCCTGAAGAAGAAGCTCCTGCTGATGATGAAATTCCAGCAGTAGATCCTGAAGGCGCTATAGATGGTGTTGATGAAGAAGATTTAGAAGAATCATTAACAGAAGGTTGTCACAAAGAAGAAAAGCTTGAAGAAGAAATGAAGCTTGATGGTGTTGAAGAGCTTTATGACAATGATGAGATCCGTGGTGTTGAAGAACTTGAAGGCGTTGATGAACTTGAAGGTGTTGAAGAGCTTCATGGTGACAAACACGAAGAACCTATCAACGAAGACATTGAAGATGTAACAGTAACTACAGAAGATGAAACAATGACAATGACCACTAAAGAAGATGGTGGTGTCGTTATAGAAACAAGTCCTGCTATTGAAGAAGTAGATGAATTTGCTGTTGTTGAAGAAGAACCTGTTTCAGAAGATGAGATGATTGTTCCTATTGAAGATGAAACAGTTGAAGAGGTAGAAGCAGCTGCTGATGCTAATTCTGTAGAAGATGGTGAAGCTGAGATCGAATTTGAAGAGACTGAAGAAGAAAATAGTGAAGATGAAGACTTTGAAGACTTCGATGAATTATCATTCAATGGTCTTGGAGAATCATATCTTAGAGAATGCTATGAAAATGTAGTTGGATTCAAGACTACAGGAATTAGCACAGAAAATAATAAGCTTATGATTGAAGGTATTATTAAGTTTGATTCTGGTAATATTAAAGAAACTCAATTTATCTTTGAATCAATAGGTGATGGTAAATACGAAGGTTACAATAAGCAAATAAGCAGAGGAAATAAGACTTATAAGCTTAACACTTCAATAAATAATAAAAAGCTGGTTTGTGAATCGCTTAACTACAATTACAGAAGTAAGAACGAACTTAATGAGTCTGTAAGAGTTTATGGCACTGTTAAGAGAAAGTAGGATATAATGCAAAGACTTACTGAAGAATTTTGGGCAGCGCATAACTCATTAACTGAAGGAATTCTTTCATCTGATTCAAGATTCGATGAAATATTATCAATGATGGGACCAGAGCGAATGCTTGAAGCACTTATTAGATGGTTACCTAATGATGATGTTGAAGCTTTTTTACAAGATATGATAGCAGACTATGATATTGATTATTATGAAGATGATGAATTAATTTAATGATAAACATTAAATTAAAATATTATAAGGAGTTAATAAATGAATCATCAAAAATATGGTACTCTTTTAACTCCTGATATAAGGATGCATAGACAATATTTCAGAGAGATGTGTAAACTTATAGGTATAAGAGTTTTATATAGAGCTCCAAAGCCTGGCTGTAAATATACAACTTATGCTGAAATAGATGCTAATTATTTTCCTCCAGTTTTGATTGGCTGTATATTTGATGAACATCCATCTCAAAGAACTATTAAAAAGATGGGCTGGGTTTCAGAGCTTAATGAAAGTTCTTCATTTATTCATGTAGATTATGACTTAGATTTACTTCAACATGGAGCGTTATTTATAGTCCCAAGTGGACTTGATGACGGTAAAGGAAGATTATTTAGAGTAGTTAAGATGGCTACAAGTATGGTTTATCCTGCTTCAGTCACTTGTGAAATAGTTCCTGAGTATGAAGATGCATTTGATTCTGTAGTTCAACTTGACGCAGAAGCAGTTATTGAAAGTGAAGATCTAAATATTCTTCAAGATGAAGAGCTACATATTGAAACAAACTATGTAAGAGATGATTTAGAACTTGAAGCTGAATGGTTAGAGTTAGAAGGAGATTAATATGTCAACATATTTATATGATGAAGCTCTAACAGAGAAGTTTAAAAATTGGACTCAAAAAGCACAAGTTGAAGTTTATGGACCTAGTGAAACATCAAGATTATTTGAAGTCATTGCTGATAAGACAAATGATGAGCCAATCAAATTACCTCTAATTTATATAGAGCGTGATAGAGGATTTGAGATAATAAATTCAGGTCAAATAAGAAGACCATTATCTTACGATGGAAAAACATTTAATATAAATTCTAAATATGGAGATACATTAAATGCTATTCCTATATCAATAGCATATCAAGTAAATGTATATACAAGATATGCAAAAGAAGCTGATATATTAATAAGAAATTTAATTTTTAATGTAGTAAATTATCCAGCATTAGAAATTAAAGTTCCTAAAGTAGGTATGTATAATCCTAAAACAAAAGAAATGGAAGATTTTGTACATACTGCTCGAATAGAATTAGCAAATACAACAATACAAGACAATTCCAATGAACAACAAAGATTCATTGAAGGTAACTATACTAAGCTATCATTTTTAATCATTATAAATGATGCTTATTTATGGGATTTAAGAGAACACCGCACAGCGGAAATTGAAATACGAATGGATGATAATTTAGATTAATTTTTATAGCTATAAAAAGGAAATTATTAAATGGAAAGAATAATTATCACAGAAGTTGATAACACTTCTAATGTTGAGGCACTTTCTTCATTTGATGTAGTATATGTTCCTGGTTTCGCTACAAATGGTGCAACTCCAAGTTTTACAGGTGATACTAAATCATTATTTAGAAATCCTACATTAGTAACAACTAGATATGAGTTCTTAAATAAATTTGGACAAGTATGTCCAACATTTACTAAAGATCAACCATATCCAATAGCTACTTCTGGAGTATCTGGATTCCCAAGTTATGCTATTCCAGATTATGTTCCACCTACAACTCCTACTTTAGTAGCAAATTTAAGTTCATATGAATTTGATTATGTTGAAAGTGAGCCTATTTCAGCAGAAGCAGCAATATCTAATATAGCTGCATTAGGAATTTATTCAGATGGTATAATTACTACTGCTGAGTGGACTCCTACAGCAGAAGTAATATATTATTTTGCAGATCGCGTGGATGCTAATGAAAAAAGTACATTTACTATGAAAAAACTTCCAGATACACCTGAAGTTGGTTCAATAGTATTCACATCAGATTTTAGTCCTGCTGCTAATGGTTATAAAATCCTAGTAGGTTCTGATTATTTCTATACAGATGATGCATTTATAGATTTTGATGATTCAACAGGAAAAGTTAAAACTTATTATGATGATGAGACTCAACCAGCTCTCATGTTTAAGGGGCCTACAGAAACTTCTCTTGGTGATGCTGATCCAGGATATAGATATGCGTTATATCTCTTATCACTTGGTATTCCAGTTTACTATGAACAAATGAATGCAGATTTTGTACCTGTAGATCTTAATAATCCAGTTAATGCTTCAGCAAATCCTTCAGCACAAGGTTGGAGTATCCAAGTTGGAAATGACTATATTAAGACTCAAGATACTGAAGTAGATTTAAGTAAGACTTATTATTTAGGAGCAGAAATTTCAGTACAATCAATGTATGAAGGTCTCGAAGCAAGATTTGCTAATAGAGGAGAAACAGGATCAGTAAATCCGTCAGACTATTCATTCGATTCAATGGGTGATTACGCAATTAAGTATATCACATCTGGTGGTTATCCAACATTTGAGTATGGTCCACTAGCAGATCCTGATGCAGATAGTAAAGTTTGGGGTACATCAGGTCTCGCTGAACAAATGGTAAGACTTGCTGCTGATAGATCTGATGCTGTTGCTCTTATCGATCATACAAATTCTCCTAATAGAAGTATTTATGAGACTGATGACTATTCAGTAGTTAGTAGAGTAAGAAATTCATTAACATCTCTTGGTACAATTATAGGTTCATATGGTGCTATGTTTACTCCTTGGTATACATGTACGAGCACATATATTACAGGTGGAAGTGCTTATAGCTATGATGCTCATATGCCTGCTTCACTTGCATTCTTAAGTGCTCTTGCACAACAACTTCAGAACTATAATCCTTGGTTAGCAGTATCTGGTGTTGCTAGAGGAGTTGTACCATATTGTGGTGGACTTCATACAAATTACAATCTTACAAACAACGTTGCAGATTCATATCAGATTATTCCTGGTGAAAATCAAGATTCTAAGTCTGCAATCTCAATTAACCCTATTACTTATATTAGAAATTATGGATATTGTATCTGGGGTAACAGAACACTTAGAAACAATAGTGCTGGTACACAAGCTACATCATTCCTTAATATCAGAGATCTTACTTCAGATATTAAGAAAACTTTATATGAAGCTTCACAAACACTTATGTTTGAACAGAACACAGACGTTCTTTGGTTAAACTTTAAAGCTCTTGTTACACCTATTCTTGATAGAATGGTTTCAAATTATATTCTTTCTGATTATAATATTGTAAAATATAATGTAGATCCAGAAAGTGGACAACGTGTTCCAGCTTATAAAGTTTTAGCTAATATTACAATTAGACCTATTAACTC